ATGATCAGACTGCTCATCCTCTGCGCCGCGCTGTTTGCCGGCCACGCCCACGCCTACACCGCCCAGGAAATGCTGGAGGACTGTCGCAGCGCGGAACGCCTTTACGCCGGCGAGAAAAATACCGACCCCTTCTTCGCCATCCGCAGCAACCGCTGCATTTCCTATGTCGCCGGTTTCGCCGACGGTTACGCAGTCGGCGACTTCCTTGCCGGCAAGATCGGCGTCCGCATCAACGCCTTCTGCCTGCCCAACGACGCCGATCTCTCGCTGCGCCTGGTCCGTGCCGTCGTCATCCACGTCGAACGCGTACCGCCCGACACCACGGTGACCACCGCCACCCTGGTCGCCGGCGCCCTGGCCAAAGCCTTCCCCTGCCCGGAAGTGCTTGAACCGAAGAAGTGATTCGGGGATAATCCGCGCTCCATTCGCCCCGATGGCGGAATCGGTAGACGCAGCGGATTCAAAATCTACGGACGGATACTCTCACAATCGAGATTGGAAGACAAACAGCAAGTAATTCCGACCTGATCTGAACGGCGGGAACTCAAGAGAAATCAAGGGTTCCCGCCTTTTTTCGCCTTGAATCTACCCGACTGGGCATGTTACGACCACACGGGCGGTTTCGCAGGGGTGGGAACATTTTTTGGGATTTTTCCCTGAAATAAGACAACAGCATGGAGGGAAATCAATTCTTACCACCCTTAGGGTGACGAGGGTCGAAATCGATTCTTACCACCCTTAGGAATCCCTGAAGGGAAACCTGAAGTGAAAAACCTGAAGTCTTCAACCTGAAGATGAATAACCAATGAAGAGTAAAACCTAAGGAGTAACTGAAGATGACTACTGAGAACACTGAAGTCCTTGGCTGCGAGACTTCCCTGAACCTGATCGAGGAGCAGATTCGTCTGGAGGAAGAGACCCGTGAGCAGGGTGCCATCCGCTACCGCAAGCGCACCGAGAAGGACATCAAGCGTGGTACCGAGACTGATACTGCCTATGGCTCCCGTCTTGTCGCTGGGCTGACCCAGAAGGTTGCCCAAGGTGTCCGTGAGTTCCTTGAGGTCGCTGACTCTGGCAAGGCCGGTCGTCGCCATGCCTCGGTCAAGTACCTGCGTCTTGTCACCCCGGAGAAGGTCGCTTACCTGGGACTCAAGGTTGTCCTGAATTCCATCTCCAAGGAGCGTCGTCTGGCGAAGGCCATGATCGAGATCGCTACCGCCATCGAGGACGAGGTGCGCTTCGCTGTCCTGCGTGAAGCCGACAAGCGGTACTTCGACAAGGTGCTGGCTGAAGGCGTGAAGAAGCGCAACAGCTACCACAACAAGAAGTATTACCTCGTCTACGCCATGAACCGGCGCGATGTCCCTTGGGAGAACTGGCCTGAGTTCGACAAGATGCGGATTGGTGAGAAGGTGCTGGACATCATCATGCAGACGGTGGGTCTGGTCGAGAAGGTCTCCAAGTCGGAGGCCAATGGCACCACCACCATGTACCTGAAGGCCAACGCCGAGACCCTTGAGTGGATCAAGGAGCGCAACTCCATCATGGAGGTCATGTCGCACACCTGCGAACCCATGGTCGTACCGCCGAAACCATGGACGACTCCCTTTGATGGTGGCTACCTGACTGCCAACATTGCGCCCAAGACTCTCGTCAAGACTCGCAACCGTGCCTACCTCAACCAGCTTGAGGATGTGGACATGCCCATCGTCTACGATGCGATCAACGCCATGCAGAACACCGCATGGGTCATCAACCGTCGTGTCCTGCGTGTCATGGAGCAACTGTGGGATTCTGGCGTCGAACTGGACATCCTTCCCCGCAAGGAGGACTACCCGTTGCCGCAATTCCCTGCCGATGGTGACACCAACCCGGCATCGAAGAAGGCATGGAAGGCTGAAGCTGCCCGGATTCACCGGAAGAACATCGAAGTTGCGTCCAAACGCTTGCACTTTGACATTAGTCTCACCACCGCAAGGAAGTTCTCCAAGTACGAGGCGATCTACTTCCCGTACCAAGTGGACTTCCGTGGTCGCGTCTATGCCATCCCGGCATTCAACCCGCAGGGTACCGACTACATCAAGGGTCTGCTGCGCTTCCAAGAGCAGAAACCGCTGGGTGAAGAAGGCTGGAAATGGCTGGCTATCCATGGTGCCAACTGCGCTGGCGTGGACAAGGTTCCCTTCGAGGATCGTGTCGAGTGGGTACTGAACCACGAAGCCGAAATCCTCGCCTGTGCCGAAGACCCGCTGGCCTACAAGTGGTGGATGGATCAGGACAGTCCGTGGCAATTCCTCGCCTTCTGCTTCGAGTGGAAAGGTTACTGCACCTTTGGTGAGGACTACCGCTGCGGTCTCCCGGTCGCCCTTGATGGTTCCTGCTCTGGCCTCCAGCACTTCTCCGCGATGCTGCGCGATGAAGTCGGTGGTGGTGCCGTGAACCTGATCCCGGCTGACCGCCCCCAGGACATCTACCAACGTGTGGCCGACAAGGTGGTCGAGGAGTTGAAGTTCCTCGCCAAGGAAGGTACCGAGGATGACTTCGAGATGGTCACCTTGGATGACGGTACGGAGCAGCAGAAGGTCAAGCGTGGCACCCGCAACCTTGCCCGTCAGTGGCTCCAGTTCGGTGTGACCCGCAAGGTCACCAAGCGGTCAGTGATGACCCTCGCCTACGGTTCCCGTGAGTACGGCTTCCGTGACCAACTGATGGAAGACATCATCGTCCCGGCCAAGAATGCCGGTAAGGACTTCCCGTTCGATGGCGATGGTTTCTCTGCGGCTGGCTTCATGGCGAAGCTGATCTGGAATGCCGTGCAGCAGGTTGTCGTGAAGGCTGCGGAAGCTATGGAGTGGTTGAAGTCTGCCGCTCGTCTGGTGGCCTCTGAAGGTCTCCCGGTGCGTTGGGTGACCCCGGCGGGCTTCCCCGTCCTTCAGGACTATCGTGACACCAAGTCCCGCCAGGTACAGACCTTCGTCAATGGCTCGAAGATCACCCTGTCCCTGTCGGAAGAGGTGGATGCCATCAACAAGACCGGCATGGCGAACGCGATCAGCCCGAACTTCGTCCATTCGTGTGACTCGGCACACCTCAAGGTGACCGTCTGTCGTGCTGTGGACAAGGGCATCAAGTCCTTCGCTCTGATTCACGACTCGTTCGGCACCCTCCCGGCTGACACGCCTGACCTTTTTATGACTATCCGCGAGTCCTTCGTGGAGATGTACGGAGAGGTCGATGTGCTGGCCCGATTCGCTGATCAGATTCGTGATCAACTGACCGAGGAGAATCGAGAGAAACTCCCCGAACTCCCCAAGGTGGGTACCTTGGAACTGGAATCGATCCTCGAATCGAGGTATTGCTTCGCCTAATTGTACCCACTTGGGCATATTACCCATGCCCGTGAAGCTCACGGGTGTGGGGATTTCAATTCTTACCACCCTTAGGAAATCCCGCCGTTTCGAGAAAGGAGACCCGCATGGATCGAGACCTTCACGTTGCCATCCTGACCCTCAAGCGAGGCAACCCCATCCCTCTGGACTTGGCCTTCCGCCTTATGAGCAAGGGCTACGACGTGGCCGAGATCGAGGCCAAGTATTCAACCAACGACTAAGGAGCAATCCCCCTATGAGCGACAAAAAGAAACCCAAGAACTTCACCGGCATTACCCCGAAGGGTGTGTTCAAGTTTCCGAACCTGACCAAACCTGACTTCGGTACCAAGGAACACCCGAAGGAGGGTGGCGAGTACAACGTCCGTCTGGTGATGACGCACGACGAAGCCGAACCGCTGCTGGCCGATCTGGAGCCGGTCATCGAGAAGGCTCGTGCTGAAGCCGAAGAGGCATTCGCCAAGCTGCCGGTGGCAACCCGCAAGAAGATCGGTGACATCAAGGAAAACCCGGTCTTCAACGAAATCTACGACAAGGAAACCGAGGAGCCGACTGGCGAAATCGAGTTCCGCTTCTCGATGAAGGCATCGGGCAAGAACGACAAGGACGAGAAGTGGGAACGCAAGCCGACCATCTTCGACGCCAAGGGCAAGCCGGTCACCCTGAAGTCCATCTGGGGTGGTACCAAGGGCAAGGTCTCGTTTGAAGCCGTGCCGTATTTCGTCAATGGCTCCGGTGCGTGGGGCGTGAAGCTCTACCTCCGCGCTGTCCAGATCATCGAACTGAACAAGGGCGGTGGCCGTTCGGCTTCCGACTTCGGCTTCGGTGCCGAGGACGGCTTCGATGGCTCGGAGGTCGAGGAGGACGAAGGTTCTCCGTTCGGTGACGAGTCCAACGGTCACGACGATGAAGGTGCTGGCAATGGTTCTGCCGGTGGCCCGGAGGACTTCTAAGTCCCGCTTCCGTCCGAAGACCGAAGACATCGGCCTCAGGCTCGGGTTTCGATCCGGGCTTGAGGAGAAGGTCGCTGATGACCTGAAGGCGCGTGGGGTGAGTTTCACCTTCGAGGAAGACAAGATTCCTTACACGGTGGAACACACCTACACGCCAGACTTCAAGCTGCCCAACGGTATCTACATCGAGACCAAGGGCTACTTCGCTCCTTCGGACAGGAGCAAACACCTCTCAGTCAAGAAGCAGCATCCGCATCTGGATATTCGCTTCGTTTTCCAAAACCCCAACACCCGCCTCTCTTCAAGGAGCAAAACGACCTACGCCCAGTGGTGCGAGAAGCACGGCTTTCTGTACGCCAAAGGTTTCATCCCCGAAGAGTGGATCAGGGAGAAACCCAAGAAGAAACCGTGATGTTCAAGAAACGACTCAAGACCACGGCCATCGTTGTCCATTGCAGTGCTACCCAGCCGAAGCAGGACATCGGTGCTGCCGAGATCGAACGCTGGCACCGTCAGCGCAAGTACCTCGCCATTGGTTACCACTACGTCATCCGTCGTGATGGCACCGTCGAGAAAGGTCGGGATGAAACCGTGGTAGGTGCCCATGTTGAAGGCCACAACTCTACGTCTATTGGTGTGTGCATGGTTGGTGGTGTTGATGCCAAGCTCAACCCCCAGGACAACTTCACTCCAGCCCAGTACGCATCTCTCCAGACCCTTCTGCGCGAACTGAAGACCCGCTACTCCACCGCTGAGATCAAAGGCCATCGGGATTTCCCCGGTGTTGCCAAGGCGTGTCCCTGCTTCGATGTCAAGGACTGGCTGACCAAAAACCCGCTGTAACCCATCCATCTGCAACACGGCCCCCATCCTGACCCGAAAGGGTTGGGCTTGGGGGTTTTTTCGTTCTGACAAAGGAGAACCCTATGACCCCCCAAGCTCGTACCGTTCTGCGTCACCTCGTTCAAGAAGGCTCCATCACCCCGATGGTTGCCGCTGGTATCTACAAGGTTCGCTCACTGCCGCGCCGCATCTGCGACCTGAAGGATGCCGGTATCAAGGTCGAGACCGAACTCCGCAAGGATGCCACCGGCCAGCGTTACGCCTTCTACACCCTGCCGCAAGGTGAGCGCCGCCGCTTCGCCCATCTGGCTAAGTAAGTCTCGATTCTTACCACCCTTTGTGAAGACAACGCAAAGGAGAACCCATGACTGATTCTGATTCCACGTTCATCGGCCATGAGCCTTGCCCCAAGTGCGGCTCCTCTGATGCCCTTGCCCGTTACTCAGACGGTCATGGGTTTTGTTTCGCCTGTGAGGCGCACTTCCAAGGCGACGAAGCCAAACCACGAAAAGGAGGGAAGAAGATGGCTGGAGACATTCTCTCCGTCGAAGATTACGAGGGTGAGTTCCGCACCCTGACCAAGCGAGGCATCTCCGAAGAGACTTGCAAGAAGTTCGACTACCGAGTCGGCAAGTACAAGGGGAAGGCCGTTCAGGTCGCCAACTACCGGAACGCTGATGGTGATCTGATCGCTCAGAAGATCAGGTTCCCCGACAAAGAGTTCGTGGCGAAGGGCAACATGAAGGAAGCCCCGCTGTACGGACGTAACCTCTGGAACCCGCAGAACAGTGGCAAGATGATCGTGATCACCGAGGGTGAGATCGACGCCCTGTCTGTGGCTGAAGTCCAGAAGTGCAAGTGGCCTGTCGTGTCGCTCCCGAACGGGGCACAGTCGGCCAAGAAGTGCATCGCCGCCAACATCGAGTACCTAGAATCCTTCGAGTCGGTTGTCCTCATGTTCGACATGGACGAACCCGGCCAGAAGGCAGCGAAGGAATGCGCCGAGATTTTCTCCCCCGGCAAATGCAAGATCGCTTCACTCCCCCTCAAGGATGCCAACGAGTGCCTCACCGAAGGCAAAGGCCAAGAGATCATTCAGGCCATCTGGAATGCTCGTACCTACCGTCCTGATGGGTTGGTCTCCATCGACGAGATCATGGAGGAAGCCGAGAAGCCTATCGAGTGGGGTCTGCCTTGGTGCTTCGACTTCCTGACCAATGCCACCTATGGCCGCCGCTGGGGCGAACTCTACGCCCTCGGTGCTGGTACCGGTGTGGGCAAGACCGACTTCTTCACCCAGCAGATTGCCTACGATGTCGAGACGCTGGGCCTGAACGTCGGCCTCCTGTTCCTTGAGCAGAAGCCTGTCGAGACTGCGAAGCGTGTGGCCGGGAAGCTGGCCGGAAAGCGTTTCCATGTGCCTGACGCTGGCTGGACGCAAGAGGAACTGAAGGCTGCTCTGTCCTCGATGAAGGGCAAGGTGACCTTCTACGACAACTTCGGCTCCACCGATTGGGAAATCGTCTCGGCCAAGATTCGGTACATGGCAGTGTCCCAAGGGATCAAGGTGTTCTACCTGGATCACCTCACTGCGATGGCCGACACGGCAAACGAGAAGGAATCTCTGGAGCAACTGATGAAGGAGATGGCTGGCCTTGCCAACGAACTGGGCATCATCATCCACTTCATTTCCCATCTCAGCACCCCGGATGGGAAGCCGCATGAAGAAGGCGGTCATGTGTCGATCCGGCACTTCAAGGGGTCTCGGGCGATTGGCTTCTGGTCGTACTTCATGTTCGGCCTTGAGCGCAATCAACAAGCCGAGGACGAGTTGGAACGTCAGACCACGACCTTCCGTATCCTGAAGGATCGCTACACGGGACAGGCAACAGGTAAGACCTTCCCGTTGTTCTACGACGTTGCCACTGGTCGCCTCACCACTGAAGTCCCTGAGTTCTCCGACGAGACCACGGGAGGTGGTGAGTTTGTTGGGTCGAACGACTTCTGAGTCGATTCTTACGACCCTTAGGAATCCTCGGGCTGGTAGCCAAAGCAGCCTGATCAGCATCCCAACCTGCCGGGAAGAACAGCATCCTCCGCACTCCGCAATGATCAGCGGGTATGTCAAGGAGTGACACCAAGCAGGTAGCCCGAGGAATCTCCTTCCGAATTAGCCCCTCCAGCCTCTCCCGGTTTCCTCCTTTCCCGGTGAAGCTCAAAGCGAGGATGACCCCGAGCTAGATACGGGTCAGGGTCGCGCCCACCGACTACGGCTTTCATGTGGGCACCTTTTCTCCTCTCCTCATGCAAGGACGCGCTGGCTGGATGCGCGGAATAAGTACCAGCCTCTTCATGGTTAGTTCCTTTCGGTTTCCCCCGGTTGGCTTGTCCTTCCGGGGGTTTTTTTTTCACCAGCAGGAGGTGTCTTCAATGTTGCTGTTTGACTTGGAGTCCAACGGGCTTCTGCCTGAATTGACTCGCATCCACTGTCTGGTGATCAAGGACGTGGAGAGCAAGCAAGTATTCAAGTTCGTGAACGACGGTCTCGGTAAGAACAACATCGAGGTCGGCGTGAAGATGCTGATGGCGGCTGAAGCGATTGGTGGTCACAACGTGATCAACTTCGACGTTCCGGCCATCCAGAAGCTGTACCCATGGTTCCAGATCGACAAGGCCAAGGTGTTCGACACACTGGTCTGCTCTCGCCTGATCTGGACTGACATCAAGGATCGAGACGCTGCGCTCCTCCGCAAGGGCATCCTACCTGGGAAGCTCTTCGGTACCCACAAGCTGGAAGCGTGGGGTTATCGACTGGGTGTCCTCAAGGGCGAGTACGGGAAACAGGAAGACGCTTGGGCGACTTACTCCGACGAGATGCTGGAGTATTGCGTTCAGGACGTTGAAGTGACCCACGCCCTGTTCGACAAGATCGTCTCGAAGAACTACTCCGTCGAGGCCATCCGCCTTGAGCATCAGGTCATGTGGCTCATGGCGAAGATGATGCGGAATGGCTACTACTTCGACGTGGCTGCGGCCAAAGACCTGTACGGCCAACTGAGTGCCAGACGCTACGAGATCGAGCAGAAGCTCAAGGAAGTCTTCGGCTGGTGGTGGCAGAAGGACGGCAAGACGTTCGTCCCGAAGGCCGGGAACCGGAAGAACAACTACACCGCTGGGGCACCACTCTCCAAGATCAAACAGGTGTGGTTCAACCCCAGTTCCCGCAAGCACATCGCCAACCGCCTCACCAAGCTGTACGGCTGGGAACCTCAGGAGTTCACCGAGAGTGGCGAACCCAAGGTCGATGAAGACATCCTCAAAGACCTGAAGTACCCCAACATCGACATCCTTGTCGAGTACCTGATGGTGGACAAGCGGATCGGGCAGTTGGCCGAGGGTGACCAAGCGTGGCTCAAGTGTGAGCGCGATGGTGTCATCTACGGTTCCATCAATCCGAACGGTGCGGTCACCGGACGAGCAACCCATTCCTTCCCGAACATCGGACAGGTACCGGCCTGTGACAAACCGTATGGTAAGGAATGCCGGTCTCTCTTCGGCCCGAAGCCGGGATGGATTCAGGTGGGTGCCGATGCTTCCGGTCTGGAACTGCGCTGCCTCGGCCACTTCATGGCTCCCTACGACGAAGGGAAGTACATCGCTCTGGTGACCACTGGCGATGTGCATACGGCCAACCAAGAGGCTGCTGGTCTGCCTACCCGGAACAACGCCAAGACCTTCATCTACGCCTTCCTCTACGGGGCTGGTGACGAAAAGATTGGCTTGATCGTGGGTAAGGGTGCCAAGGAAGGGAAACGCCTCAAGGCCAAGTTCCTCGCCAACACCCCGGCGCTGGCCTTCCTGAAGGATGCCGTTGCCACCAAGGTCAAGAAGACCAAGACCCTCGTTGGTCTCGACAAGCGAATCCTCCACGTTCGATCCGACCACTCTGCATTGAACACCTTGCTGCAATCAGCAGGTGCCCTCCTGTGCAAGAAGTGGATCGTCCTGTGGGAGGAGGAGATGTTGCGCCTCGGCTACAAGCATGGCTGGGACGGTGACTTCGCTCTGATGGCTTGGGTGCATGACGAAATCCAAGTCGCCTGTCGCACCCCGGAGATTGCCGAGGTGGTTGCCAAGGTGGCTGTCGAGTGTGTCGCCAAGGCTGGCGAGTTCTTCAACTTCCGTTGCCCATTGACCGGCGAAGCCAAGACCGGAGCCAACTGGGCTGACTGCCACTGATTCTTACCACCCATAGCAATGATCGACCAACCCAATGAAAAGCGGCTGGGCACCGTCGTAATGATGGCCCACCTCCAACCGTTCCGCACCAAGAGTGACTTCGCCCGAGAACAGGCTGACTACGTTGCCATCGCAGCGTCCATCGGCCTGATCTCGGTGGCTCAAGGTGCGTTCACCTTCAACCGTGAGTGGCGTGTGACCGCGAAGGGCATCCGCTACCTCCAGAACATGGGAGCGTTACCACATGAAATTCAGTGACGACAAGGAATGGCGACCGACCGGACTCAACTACCTGCGCCTGTTCGTGAATGAACACAAGGGCCAAAACTTCACCACCTCCGAGGTTCGCCAGTGGGCCTATGCCAAAGGCTGTCCTGCGCCTCGCCACGAACGGGCATGGGGCATGGTGATGACTACCGGCAAGCGCCTCGGCCTGATCCGCAAGGTCGGGTTCGCCCTCGCTACCTACCCTGACCGTCCCAACTCCGGTGCAACCCCGGCTGGCTGCTGGACTGTTGCCTGATCGAGAAAGGAGATGACCATGAAATTTGATCCCCTGAACGACGGTATCTCTTCCGTCGAACTGCTGACCCACATGGGTGATGACCTCATGGTCGTCAACGCTGCCAGAGTGTCCATGGCGAAGGAAAGCGCATGGGCCTACTCCGACGAGCTGGGCCTTGAACTGGAACTGGCAGGACGCGACAAGAAGCTGATCAAGTACCTCGCCACGCACAACCACTGGACTCCCTTCAGTCATCCCCAGGTACAACTGCGGATCAAGATGCCGATCTTCGTGGCCCGTCAGTGGTTCAAGCACATGATCGGCTTCACCCGCAACGAGGTCTCCCGTCGATACGTCGATGACACCCCGGAGTTCTTCGTCCCGAAGGAGTGGCGCTGCCGTGCTGAGAACGTCAAGCAAGGCTCCAGCGATGAAATCCATCCGGTCTCTCACATCATGTCCAAGGACTTCGCCCTGCTGGTGAAGGGTTCGCTCGACCTGTACGAGGAACTGCTGGCTTCCAACGTGGCACCTGAACAGGCCCGGATGGTTCTGCCGCAGTCGATGTACACCGAGTTCATCGAGACCGGTTCCCTCGCTGCCTACGCCCGACTGGCTGGCCTTCGCCTCGACAGCCATGCCCAGAAGGAAATCCGCGACTACGCCTCGGCGGTCGATTCCATCCTGTCCAACCTGTTCCCGGTTAGCTGGGAAGCTCTGCAAGGAGGTGCTGCATGAAGCGTCTGTTCTCTGTACTGATCCTCAGTCTGTCCATGGTGTTCGCCCATCCGGTGTTCGCCAAGGGCTTCGGTGGTGCCCGAGTGTCGTCCTTCTCGTCTCGCCCTGCGATGACCTACCGTGCCCCGGCTGTTGCCCCGCGACCGGTCGCTGCACCGGCCCCGAAGGCTGCAACCCCTGCGACCTCCCCCGCCAGTTCAACGTCTGCTGCTACTACCTCGACCACCTCGGCTACCTCTTCTGGTTCCGGCTGGCTGGCGTGGCTCCCGGCTTGGTTGCTGCTGACTTCCTCGTCCTCCAACGCAAGTGACTGCAACAAGGACAAGAAGGACTGCAAATGACCAAGACCGTAGCACTGATCGACGCTGACATCCTGTGCTACGAAGCCGCCTCCTCCTGTGAAGTCGAGACCCGGTGGGATGACGACATCCATACCGTCCATTCCGACTTCAAGGAGGCATGGCGTGTTCTCAATGCCAAGGTCGAGCGCGTGGTCGAGGCTGTCAAGGCTGACAAGATCGTCATGGCCCTGTCGTCCAACACGAACTTCCGCAAGGAGATCGTCTATCCGGCCTACAAGGAACACCGCAAGGCGATCCGCAAGCCGCTCTGTCTGGCTGACCTGAAGGCCAAGACCCTCGACTACTGGGAGTGTCACCGCCATCCGAGCCTCGAAGGCGACGATGTACTGGGCATCCTCACGACTGACCCGGAGTTCTACCGTGGTTACAAGAAGGTCGTTGTCTCGCTGGACAAGGACTTCAAGACCATCCCAGGTATTCACTACAACTTCCGCAAGGAGGAGTGGCTGGAGGTCAATGAGGATCAAGCCAACTGGTGGCACCTGTACCAAACCCTGACAGGAGATACCACTGATGGATACCCCGGTTGCCCCGGCTGCGGCCCGAAGACAGCCGAAAAGATTCTTGGTGATCTACCCATGGGAGATCGCTGGGAAGCTGTGGTGGCTGCTTATCAGAAAGCCAAGCTCTCTGAAGCGGTCGCTCTCCAACAAGCCCGCTGTGCCTACATCCTGCGGCATGGCGATTATCAAGCTGGCGAGGTGATCCTATGGAAACCACCGGTAGCCGCCTGACCTTCGGGCAGTTCAAGACCTGCATGAGTTGTGTTCACCACCCGAGTGATGCTCGTTCCATTGACGAGGCACCCATGCAGTGTTGGTTCTGCTCGTCAGGCTCAACCCGCCAGAATCCCCTCCCGTTGTGGGAGAGAAAGGAGACATCAATGCACCCTTACGATGCAGCCTTCCGTAACGAAGACCCTCTCAAGGCTTCCGGCCAGAAGTCTGATGGTTCCTCCGCTGACTACTACAAGTTGCCGGAAGGTGCCACCCAGCTTCAAGACCTGATCAGCTTCAAGAACATGAACGCCCAGATCGGGGAAATCTTCCGCGCCTGTTACCGCATGGGTCAGGCTTCCCACAGCAACGCCTTGCGTGATGCCAAGAAGATTCTCTTCTACGCTCAAGCCGAGGTTGCCCGACTGGAGAAACTCGCCAATGTTTGATGCCGTCAAGCAATTCATGGAAGCCTCCGGGCAGACCACCGACCAGATCAACCTCGATCAGGCTGAGTTATACGCCGACCTGATCAACGAAGAGGCTGATGAACTGGACGAAGCCACCACCGACCTGATCGCCGCCCTGAAGACCGGGAACCTCCCGGCCATCCAAGGTTGCCTTGAGCATCTGCTGAAGGAGGTCAACGACCTGATCTGGGTCGCGGCTGGCTTCGGATACTGCTTCGGTCTCCCCCTCAAGGAAGGCATGGATCAGGTGGCCTCGACCAACCTCGCCAAGATCATCGATGGTGAAGTCCGTCGTCACCCGGAGACGGGCAAGGTACTGAAGCCGGAAGGCTGGCAACCGCCGGATTACTCCTCGCTGATCGAGCAGATGATGCCGCGTCTGGTGCAAATCCACTGATCTGATCTGATCCTGCTCAACACAAGGGCCACCTTCGGGTGGCCTTTTGTTTTTCTGAGGTGTCACTTTGCGCGTACTCGTCGCTTGCGAGTACAGCGGCAGGGTGCGGAACGCTTTCCGCGCACGGGGGCATGAAGCCTTCAGTTGCGACCTCTTACCGTCAGAGGACAACAGCGAGTTCCACATCCAAGGGGATGTCACCGACCTCCTCAAGGAACCGTGGGATTTGATGATCGCCCACCCTCCCTGTACCTACCTGGCTGCCAGTGGCCTTCACTGGAATCACCGGGTTCCGGGCAGAGCGGAGAAGACCGAAGAGGCTCTCCTGTTTGTCCAGACCCTCCTCAACAGTGGCATCCCCCCGGATCGCTCTGGAGAACCCCAAGGGGTGCATCTCCTCCCGCATCCGCAAGCCGGATCAGACGATCCAGCCCTACCAATTCGGGGATGACGCTTCCAAAGCCACCTGCCTCTGGCTGGTCAATCTCCCGCCCCTGAAGCCTACCTCCTACGTCGAGCCTCGCCTCGTCAATGGGAAACCACGCTGGGCGAACCAGACCGACAGTGGGCAGAACCGCCTGACCCCCAGCGAAGACCGCTGGAAAGAACGCAGCCGAACCTTCCCCGGAATCGCGGAAGCCATGGCTGACCAATGGAGTTGCCTATGAACCCTTCACTTCGTGCCCAAGTTGTCACTCGGCGCACCTACAACCGTCCTCTCGATGAAGACGGTCAGGTTTTCGAGACTTGGGAGCAAACCGTGGATCGTGTCATTGCCCACCAAGCGTGGCTCTGGAGCCGCGCCAAAGGTGGCGTACTCATTGACCGTGACTACGACGAACTGGCCGAACTGCGCCAACTGATGCTGGATCGCAAGGTACTGACTTCTGGCCGCACCCTCTGGCTGGGCGGTACCGAAGTTGCCCGGAAGCGTGAAGCCTCCCAGTTCAACTGCTCGTTCACTCATGTCGAAACCGTCTATGACGTTGTGGATGTCTTGTGGCTGCTGCTGCAAGGCTGCGGTGTGGGCTTCCGTCCCATCATCGGCCAACTGACGGGCTTCGTTCGCCCCATCCCCAAACTGACCATCATCCGCTCCAAGCGCACCCTCGAAGCGTTCAAGGCAGGTGATCGTGGTCGTGAAACCAATCTGGAGACCTTCGAGAATGGAATCTGGACAATCTCTGTCGGTGACTCTGCCGAAGCATGGGCAAAGTCCATTGGCAAAATCCTTGCTGGCAAGTACCCAGCTAACGAACTGGTTCTGGACTTCAGCGAAATTCGCCCCGCTGGTATTCGCCTCCGGGGTTACGGTTGGATTAGCTCTGGCGACGGTGCTATCGCCCGTGCCTACGAAAACATCGTTGGCATCCTGAACCGCCGCGCTGGTTGCCTCCTGTCCCGCATCGACATCCTCGATCTGGTGAACTGGCTGGGCACCGTCCTGTCCTCGCGCCGCTCTGCCGAGATCGCTCTGTTCCCCTTCGGTGAAGACGAGTGGGAAGAGTTCGCGGTTGCCAAGCGTGAGTTCTGGATCGACAACCCGCAACGCGCTCAGAGCAACAACTCCCTGCTGTTCCGCCAGAAGCCGACCCGTTCCGAACTGGAGCGCATCTTCAAGATGATGGTCGAGTCCGGTGGCTCCGAGCCGGGTTTCATCAACCAAGTCGCTGCTACCCGCCGTGCCCCGTGGTTCAAGGGTGTGAACCCCTGCGCTGAAATCCTGCTGGGCAACAAGGCGTTCTGTAACCTGATGGAGGTCGATGTTGCGAAATTCAAAGGTGACTCGGCTGGTCTCCAACGTGCAGTCGAAGTTGCTGCCCGTGCTTGCTACCGGCAGACCTGTGTTGATCTACAGGATGGCATCCTGCAAGAAGCATGGCACCTCAACAACGCTTTCCTGCGGCTGCTGGGCGTGGGACTTACGGGTATCGTGCGGCGACCTGACCTTTCAGGTTACGACTACGCGACGTTACAGCGAGTTGCTGTTGCGGGTGGTTACGCGATGGCTGACGAGCTTGGGCTTCCACGGCCTAAGAATGTCACCACCATCAAGCCCAGCGGTACCGTCAGCAAGATCATGGACACTACTGAAGGTGTTCATAAGCCCCTCGGCAAGTACATCTTCAACAACATCAACTTCTCCAAGCATGACCCCCTCGTCGGGAAGTGCCGAGAAGCTGGCTATCGAGTCTTCGACAACCCGAACGATCCCGATGGCGTACTCGTAACTTTCCCGGTCAAGTGGGAAGGCGTCGAGTTCGATGTTGTAGATGGTAAGGAAGTGAACCTCGAATCGGCCATCGATCAGCTTGAGCGTTACAAGATGCTCATGCAGAACTGGTGCCAGCAGAACGTGTCCTGCACGGTCAGCTACTCGGTCGAGGAAGTCCCGGCCATCATCAACTGGCTGCTTGCCAACTGGGACAACTACGTCGGTGTGTCCTTCCTGTTCCGTGCTGATCCGACCAAGACCGCCAAGGACTTGGGTTACCTCTACCTCCCGCAGGAAGTGGTGACCAAGGAGCAGTACGAGACGTACAGCGCCCAACTGAAACCCCTGACGCTTGATGACGCGAACTCCTTCGAGGAAATCCGCGACAACGAGTGTGCTGGTGGTGTCTGTCCCATTCGCTGACCTTTGGAAACCCTTGAGAAATCGAGGGTTTTCAATTCTTACCACCCATAGGAATCATGGAAAAAACGAAAGATTTCCCAATGGTTCCTGAGGACTTACTGATGGCCCTCAAGGAAGCCTTCCCTGACAGGCTCCCTCGAAGGTCGATCTCCCTTGAGGAGGTCAATGTCCTTCAGGGCCAACAAAAGGTGATCGACTTCCTGTCGGTCAAGTTCAACGAGCAACGCAAAGGAAAACGCTGATGTGTGGTTCTAAGCCCAAGGCTCCACCCCCGCCCCCGCCACCGCCGCCTCCCCCGGCTCCTCCGCCTGAACCGATCCAGATGGCTCCTGCTGCTGCCGGTTCGGATGAAGGCCGTTCCGAATCTTCCCAGATCGAGGCGAAGAAGAAGGGTCGCAAGGCTCTTCGGATTGACCTCCAGACCGCAACTGGTGGTGGTACCGGCCTCAACATCCCGAAGGGGTAATCAATGCAAGAGCGGCAGACGGCAAAGTCCATCTACCAGAAACTTGAGACCTACCGCCGCCCCTACCTTGACCGTGCCCGTAAGGCTGCTGAACTGACGATCCCCTCCCTGATCCCGAAGGAAGGGAGCAACGGTAACACCCAGTTCATTACGCCTCACCAAGGCATCGGTGCGCGAGGTGTCAATCACCTCTCAGCCAAACTACTGCTGGCAATCCTGCCGCCCAACAGCCCGTTCTTCCGACTCAACGTCAGTGACCAAGCCTTGGTTGCCTTGACGAAACAGGAAGGGATGCGGGCCAAGGTGGAACAAGCCCTCGGTTCTGTCGAGCGTTCCATCATGGGCTACATCGAGTCGTCCAACATCCGGGCTTCCACGGGTGAATCCCTGAAGCACCTGATCGTGGCTGGCAACGTCCTGTTGTTCCTGCCACCGACCGGTGGGATGCGTCTCTACCCGCTCCATTCGTATGTCGTCCGTCGTGATCCCATCGGGAACGTCCTCGACATCGTGACCAAGGAGCAGGTGGCGATTGCCGCACTGCCGCCTGAAATCGCTTCCAAAATCAAGGGAAGTGGTGACAAGTCCCCCGAAACCTCTGTGGACATCTACACCCACATCACCCGATCCAAGAAGGGTGACCAATGGGAGTCCTATCAGGAGGTCGAAGGTGAGATCATCCGTGGCACCGAAAACACCTACCCGTTGGACAAATCCCCGTGGATTGCCCTGCGCTGGACGAAGGTGGACGGTGAGCATTACGGGCGTGGTTTCGTTGAGGAACTCCTCGGCGACCTGATCACCCTTGATGCCCTGACCCAAGCCATCGCTGAAGGCTCTGCTATTTCCGCCAAGGTGGTCTTCTTGGTGAACCCCAACGGGGTGACCAAGGCCCATAAGTTGGCGAAAGCTGAGAACGGTGCCTTCGTTGAAGGTGACATCAACGATGTGGAAGCTCTCCAGGTACAGAAAGCCTCTGACCTCCGGGTAGCTCAAGACATGATCTCCATGGTCACCGAGCGCCTTTCGTTCGCCTTCATGCTCAACTCTGCTGTTCAACGGACGGGTGAGCGTGTGACTGCCGAAGAGATTCGGTACATGGCGTCTGAACTGGAAGACACCCTCGGCGGCATCTACTCGATCCTGTCTCAGGAGTTCCAACTCCCGCTTGTTCGCCGTCTGATGAACCAGATGGCCTCGCTGCGGATGATCCCTGATCTGCCCAAGCAAGCCCTCAACCCGACGATCACGACGGGCATGGAGGCACTTGGCCGGGGTCACGATCTGAACAAGCTGAACATCCTCATTCAACAACTAGCCCCGCTGGGCGATGCCCTCCATACCTACCTCAACGTCGGTGACTACATCACCCGCGTGGGTACCTCGCTGGGTATCGACATGGCTGGTCTGGTGCGTACTGAAGAGGAAGTCCAGCAGATGCAGCAACAGGCCCAGATGATGCAGATGGCACAGGTGGCGGCACCTCAGGCAATCAAGGCAATGGCTGACTCCCAACAGGGGCAGTGAGTCTCTTTCTTCAACCCTTTTCACATAGGAACCCCCCCACTATGACCGAGCAAGTGAAACAGGAAAACGCCAACCCCGAAGTCAAGGCCGACAAGAAGTCCAAGGCTGACGCAGCCAAGGTCGAGAAAGTCGAGCAGAAGGCCAAGCGCAAGATCGAGAAGATCGAACACGCTTCCGGCGACTTCACCATCGAACACCTGTGAGGTGACCCATGAGTGGAACCGCAGGTAACCAAGGAGCAGCGGCTCCTGTTCCGGGCAGCGATGCCTACAACCAGCAGATGGCCCAAGCGGGTGACAACGTAATCCTGAACAGCGGCAACGCAGTTCCGAGCGGTGATCCGGCCAAGGCCAACGCTGGTGAATTCGACGGTATGAACCAAGGTGGTGGCGAGAAGCTGCTGGCCGGTAAGTTCAAGACTGTCGAGGAACTGGAAGCTGCTTTCAACCAACTCCAGAGTGGCAACTCTGGTGACAGCAACAACAACCAGCAGCAGTCTCAGCAGAACAACGCTGATCTCCAGAATGCGGCCAACGCCAATGCCCAAGATGCGGCCAATGCGTTGCAGTCGCGTGGTCTGGATTTCAACGCCTTCTCTGCCGAGTACGAGAGCAACGGCGGTCTGTCCGAAGCCAGCTACCAGAAGTTGGCCGAAGCGGGTATCCCGAAGGAAGTCGTGGATTCCTACATCGCAGGGCAGGAAGCACAGGCCAACCTGATGGTCACCGAAGTTCATCAGGCGGTGGGTGGCTACGACAGCTACGCCCAGATGATCCAGTGGGCGGCTCAGAACCTGAGTCACTCCGAGATCGATGCCTACAACGCCGTGGCTTCGACGGGTGACATCAACGTCGCCAAGCTGGCTGCTGAAGGTCTCTACCGGCGCTACACCGAGGCTGTCGGTACGAACCGTCCCATGATCAACGGCTCGACTTCTCCGGTTTCCACGGATGTCTTCCAGTCCACCTTCCAAGTGACTGAGGCCATGCGTGACCCGCGCTACCGCAACGACCCGGCCTACCGCCGTTCGGTTGCCGAGAAGATCGCCCGTTCCAGCATCCTGTAAGGAGGTTCACATGAACTACATCGTTGCACGTCTGAAGGAAGCCTCGACGTGGCGTGGTCTGGTGATGATCCTGACCTCGCTGGGTGTGACGATCAACCCCGAGTTGGTCGCTCCGATCATCGCTGTGGGTACCGGTGTGGCCGGTATCGTCGGCGTGTTCCTGCCCGACAAGTCGAAGTAACCCTTCGGGTCTTCTTTCGCCCAAATCGTCCCACGTTGGCATTTGTTGCTGGCGTGGGATTTTCTTTTTCTGATCTCAAGAGGTAATCAATGACCTTCAATCTCTCTCGTTCGGGTCAGCGTAACGCTGCCGGTGATGACCGCGCCCTGTACCTGAAGGTATTCGCGGGTGAAGTCCTGACTGCTTTCCAGCAGAAGCAGGTGATGATGGACAAGCATCAGGTGATGACCATCACCCATGGCAAGTCGGCGTCCTTCCCGGTCGTTGGCACGGTGGAAGCCCGCTACATGAAGCCGGGTGATGAACTGGCCGGTGATGTGATCCAGCACGGTGAGCGCATCATCACCATCGATGATCTGCTGACCGCCTCCACGACCATCGCCAACATCGACGAGGCGATGAACCACTACGACACCCGCTCGATCTACTCCAACGAGCTGGGTCAGGCTCTCGCCAACACCGCCGACAAGCACCTGCTGCAACTGGGTGTTCTGGCTGCTCGTACCGCTGGTACCGAAGCTGGCGAACCGGGTGGTTCCGTCATCACCAACGCTGGTGCTGCCACCGATTCCGAAGCCCTGATTGCTTCGATCTTCGCCTGTGCCCAAACCTTCGCCGAGAAGGATGTGCCGGAAGACGAGCAGTATTTCTTCCTGCGTCCGGCTGCGTACTTCAAGCTGGCCCAGAACACCAAGCTCCTGAACAAGGACTGGGGTGGTGCTGGTGTCTACGCTGATGGCAAGGTGCTGCGTGTCGCCGGTATCACGCTGGTTCCGACCAACCACCTGCCGAACGGCGTTATCGCCAACGACACGGTTCTGGCCGGTACTGGCAACAAGTACGCTGGCAACTTCAGCACGACCGTCGGTCTGGCGATGCAGCGTCAGGCTCTGGGTACCGTCAAGCTGCTCGACCTCTCCATGGAGACCGAGTACGAGACCCGCCGTCAGGGCACCTTCGTGGTCGCCAAGTACGCCATGGGTCACGGCATCCTGCGCCCGGCTTGCGCCATCGAAGTCAAGACCGCCTAACCAGCGGTAACCACATAGGGGAACTCTTTCGGGGGTTCCCCTTTTTTTTCTACCTGAGGTTTTCCAATGAACTTCCTGACTCCTACCACCCAACTGGATGCTGTGAACCTCATGCTTTCCACCGTGGGCGAAAGCCCCATCGTGTCCCTTGAGGACGGGAGTTCGGTGGATGCCTCTCAAGCCAAGCTGATGCTGAACAACGTGTCTCGTCAGGTTCAACAACGTGGCTGGTGGTTCAACACTGAGGAAGGGTACAAGCTGGTACCTGACTCGATCAACAAGAACGTCCTCGTTCCGCCCAACACCCTGAAGATCGTCCCGAAGTCGATCAATGCGGTACTGCGCGGGACTCGCTTGTACGACATCGACAAGCACACCTACACCTTCACTTCCCCGGTTGAGGTGGAGATCGTCTTCCTGCTTCCCTTCGAGGAACTGCCGGAACCCGCTCGTAATCTGGTGGCGCACCGCGCTGGCCGGATGTTCCAAGAGCGGATGTTTGGCTCCGACACCTTGAGTGCCTTCACCAAGAGCGACGAGTCGATTGCCCTCAGTGACCTCGTAGCTGCCGACATGGAAGCTCGGTCTCCCAACATGCTCACCGGTAGTCAATTCGCTCAGAAACTCACCCGGAGGTCTTGATGGGACTTGTTTCTTCCACGATCCCGAACCTGATCAACGGGGTCAGTCAACAACCCTACGTTCTCCGCTTGTCGTCTCAATGCGACCTGTTGGAGAACGGTTATGCCACCGTGGCGGAAGGCCTGAAGAAGCGCCCTCCGTCCAACCATGTGGCAAAGCTGTTCAATGAACCGGTGGATGATGCCTTCATTCATGTGATCAACCGTGACGAGAAAGAGCAGTACATCGTCACGATCACCAAGAACGACATCAAGATTCACGATGTGGAAGGTAACCCCTACCAAGTGAGTTTCCCTGACGGTCTGGGTTACCTCCAAACCGAGGAGGCCGCAACGTCCTTCCGGGCAGTGACCATTGCTGACTTCACCTTCATCGTGAACAACAAGATCAAGGTGGAGAAAGGTACCAAGAAGTCAGGGCTACGTCCTTACGAGGCTTTGGTGTCGATCAAGCAGGGTAACTATGGTAAGACCTACCGGTTGCTGGTGAACGGTAACGCCATTTCGTCCTTCACCACCCCGAACGGTACCTCTGCCGCTGATGCTCCGTTCATCGATACCACCTACATCGCCACCCAGTTGGTGAATGGTGTGAGCCAGCCCCCGCGTCAAACCATCGCTGTCAGTGTGGGGAACCTGTACCACAACATCGTCGGTTACAACTCGACGTATGACCCGAACACGGGTACTTACACCAACGACCCGATCTACAACTACTCCGAGTTCACCCTAACCTCGGCGTATGACATCGTGAGTCTCCAAATCCTCGCCAACGGGAACGTGATCACTCACACCCCGGTGGCAGGGCAGCAGAATCGCTTCCGTATCTCCTACGCCAACACCTCGGTACCGCCGTCGATTACCGCCCGGTACTTCTTCCAGCCAGCCAACCCGACTGGTCTTCAGGTGGTTCGGTTTGGTACGACCCTGCATATCTCGTCTCCTGACGATTTCGCCATTGCTGTTGAGGATGGCTTCAACGGGAACGCGATGCTTGCCATCAAGGGACGGGCGCAGAAGTTCTCTGATCTACCCAACCAAGCACCGAACGATTTCACCATCGAGGTTGTGGGTGACCCGTCGTCCAACTTCGACAACTACTACGTCCGGTTCGACAAGAACAACCTATCGGATGCGGTGGGTGTGTGGCGTGAGACGGTCAAGCCCGGTGTTGATGTTGAGATTGCACCTGGGACGATGCCTCATGTGCTGGTTCGGGAGGCTGACGGTACGTTCACCTTCCGTCGGGCTGAGTGGGGTGAGCGGATCGTGGGGGATGAAGACTCCTCTCCGTACCCCTCGTTCGTGGGCAACAAGATCGCCGACCTGTTCTTCTACCGGAACCGGCTGGGGCTGCTCTCCGAAGAGAACGTGATCTTCTCGGAGGCCAGTGAGTTCTTCAACTTCTTCCCGACCACGGTGACCACGGTTCTCGACAGTGACCCAATCGATGTCGCTGTGTCCCACGTCAAGGTGTCCCTGCTGCGCCATGCGGTTCCCTTCAATCAGGAACTGATGCTGTTCTCGGCGCAGACGCAGTTCACGGTTGCCTCTGGTGACCTCCTGACCCCGAAGTCGGTCTCCATCGACCAGACGACGGAGTTTGAGTGTTCGGTCAAGACTCGCCCTGTGGGTGCTGGCCGGAACGTGTTCTTCTGTGTGAACAAGGGTTCCTACACTGGGGTGCGGGAATACTACGTCGATGGTGACACCAAGACCAACGATGCGGCGGATGTGACTGGTCATGTCCCGAAGTACATCCCCGGCAATGTTCTGAAGATGGCTGCGGCCACCAACGAGGACATGCTGGTGTTGCTGTCGGGCGATGATCGCCGGTCGCTGTACGTCTACCGCTACTACTGGTCTGGCGAAGAGAAGCTGCAATCGTCTTGGAGCCGCTGGGTGTTCGGAACGGAAGACCGGCTGCTGTCCCTTGAGTTCATCGAGACCAAGCTGTTCATTGTGGTAGCTCGTCCTGACGGGACGTACCTGGAGGTGATCAACACCGAACTGGGAGCTACCGACGGTGACATCCTGCCGTACCGGATCATGCTGGATCGGAAGGTGACCGTCACCGGTGGGGCACTGGTCAAGGACGGTGGCATCACCTACACGACCGTTGAGGTTCCCTACACGCTGACGAATGACCAATTCTTGTCTGTTGGCGTGGAAGGGGCGGGTACTGGTGAGATCGTCCCGGTGGAGAAGAAGGATGGTGCTTTGGTGGTTCAAGGTGACTACCAAGGGCAGAAGCTGGTGATTGGCCGCACCTACAACTTCCGGTACCGCTTCAGTACCCAGACGGTGAAACAACTGGCTACTGGTGGTGGTTCCGAATCGGTGACCCAAGGCCGACTCCAGTTGCGGCGCTTCTCGGTGACCTACGAGAACTCCGGTGCATTCCGGGCAATCGTGACTCCGCGAGGCCGCGAACCCTACACCTACCAATTCACCGGGCGAATCCTCGGTGACCGAGACAACCGTCTTGGTGAGACCGCTCTCGCCACCGGCATCTTCCGCTTCCCTGTGATGGCGAAGAACACCGATGTGGACATCGAGATCGAGAACGACTCACCGCTTCCGGTGACCCTGCTGAGTGCTGCTTGGGAGGGTTTCTTTGTAATCCACACGCAGAGGTTGTGATGCTTCCTGTAATCCCGACTGACCCTGACCACCTCTTGGAACTCTCTCGCACCATGCGAAGGGCTGACCGAGAGGAGTTACTAGCTTCCAGTGGGCAATCCCCGCTGGAGGCTCTGGAGGAGGGATATGTTCTCTCCTCCAAAACTCACACCATCCTTACCAAGGAAGGCCAAGTGGTTGGGGTCTTCGGGGTTGCACCCAACTCCGTTGACCCTACCGTTGGTCACCCATGGATGCTGGCGTCTGATCTTCTTGATGACGTGAAGGTGTCCTTCTTGAAGCAGTGCCGCCCGGTCGCCGACTCGCTTGGTGAAGGGTATGCCCTGTTGATGAACGTCTGTGACAAGCGCAATGCCGTCCATATCAAGTGGCTCCGGTGGCTTGGCTACACGTTCATCCGTGAACACCCGCACTACGGTGTCGGGAAACTCCCTTTCCTCGAATTCGTGAAGATAGGAGAAGACCCATGTGTGGCGTAACTGAAGCCGCAATCGCTGGTTTGATCATCAGTGCCGGTTCCGCCGCGTACTCTTTCGACCAGCAAAACAAGAACGCCCAGTACCAGAACGAACTCAACGAGTACAACAACAAGTTGAGTGCCCGGAACTTGGCCGACAACATGAACACGCTGGCCTACAACCAGAACGCCGAACGGGATGCTGCTGTTGAGCAACTCTGGCGGGATGACCTTGAGGCTCGTCGTGCCGAAGCCCGAGCGCGAGTCGCTGCGGGTGAATCTGGTGTCGCAGGACAGACCATCGAGTCCGTCATGCGGGAAATCAAAGCGCAACAGGCGATGTACGCCTCGTCCGTCAATCAGAACCTCGACCGGATCAACGATTCGATGGATGGCGAACGTCGTCAAATCTGGAACAACTATCTCTCCGAGATTGGTAACCGTACCCCAGGTATCAAGGGTAGCAAGATGGCTCTCGGGTTGCAGATCGCAGGGGCTGGCCTCCAAGCCTACAACGGCTATCAGGAAGGCAAGTTCCGCGAGAACTACTACAAGAGCCGCAACACGGGTACTTCCAGCGGAGGCAAGGGAGGCTAATAGATGGCACGATCCAAACTTGAGAATGCCCTGTACGAGTCCTTCGTCAAGGGTGAAATGCCTCGTCCGGTCAAGCCGGAAGTGGCGAAGATGCGTCTTACCAGCAGCGCCCAAGTCCGTGGTCAGTACGATGACGGCGGGGCTTCTCAGTTGGTGAAAGCCCTGTCTGGCTTCAGCGACGAGATGAATCGGATGTTCACCGGGTTCAAGACCCGGAAGGACTTCGAGAACCAAAAAACCGCCGAGCGTGAGTACATGAACCTCACGATGGAGGAGCGGAAGAAGAAGATCGAAAGTGGGGAACTGAGCAAGTTCGACACGATGTACGCAGCTGTCTTCTCCCGCCTCTACGCCGAGGACATGGCCCGAGCCAGCAAGGAACAGGTCACTGCTGACATCGCCTCAGGGAAACTGCGGTTCGATACCCCGGAAGCTCTTGAGCAACACCTGCGTCAGCGCCGTGATGAAGACCTCCAAGGTCTCAGCCTGAGTGACTTCGCCCTCGACGGGTACGACGCTCAGTTCAACCAGATGCGGCGTGAGGCTGGGCAGATGAATGCCCGGATGCGCGGCCAAGAGCGTTACCAGCGCGACATGGCGGTGATGCAGAACAAGTTCTTGGCTGAAATCAAGCCGGGAGTGAGTTCTGACTCGATGAAGAAGCTGTACGACCAGATGCGTCTGGACGGCACCTTCACTGATCTGGAGATGCACAAGCCGCTGTCGGAAGCTGCTCAAGTTCTGGCACGTCAAGGGCGTGTGGAAGAACTGAAGATTCTCCTCGGGACGAAGTTCTCCGATGACGCTGAGATGGGCACCCTCGGTGACTACCTTGGTGATCAGAGCGAAATCCTGATGAAGTCTGCTGACGCTGAAAGGCTGAACAAGGATCAGGAAGCGTTTGAGGACACCCATGGCCGGATGCGACAGGCTGCTCATAACGGCCAGTTGCTGAAGTTCATCGGGAAGAAAGCCCTGACGCTTGACTCGGTTGACGAGTACCTGGATAGCATCGGGGTGAGCCGCCGTGTTCTAACCCCTGTCCAGAAGGACAACCTGATCCAGATGAACGCCAACGCCATCGAGCGGCAACGTGCAGAGGCTGACCGTCGGTTGGCCCGAGCGCAGCGTCAGATGATGATGTCCGGTGTTCTGGCCGAGGCTTCCCGCCAGTGGGATATGTTTGGCCCCTCCGGTGTGCAAGACCAACTGATCATGGGCGAGAACGGCCCTCAGACGGTCACGGCTGCTTCCCTCCTGCCCAAGATTCAACTGATGAAGGAGCAGGAAATCCGCAAGGAGATCATGGCTGGACGCATGACCGAAGAAGATGGTCAGCGGAAGCTCATGGGAGCCTACGCCCGAGGGGGTGTCAACAAGAACTGGTCGCACACCCTGCGTGGTGTCTCTGCTGCCGGGAACATCATGGCGAACCCTGAGGATCAAGGCTCCCGTCAAGCCTTCACTCGGGCCATGAGTCTGGCGAAGGACATGCGCCGGTCGATGACCCCGTGGCTGCTTGAGAACCACATCGATGGGAAGGAACGTGACCTGATCTACTTGGGCCTGACTGCCGAGCAACACGGGCAGGATGCCGTTCAGGTGGTCACCCGCGCCTTGGCGAATGGCGTCCGTTCGGTGTCCAGCAAGGATGTCCTGAAGTCCGTCAAGGATGAACGGCTGGTTGCCCAAGCGACCCGGCTGGCGGATATGTACGTCAACGGTCTGGGGATGTCCCAGAAGGATGCCATCGAGAAAGCCAAGGAAGACCTGACCCAGTACAACCTGAAGGTCAATGGCGTCTCCGTCCCGCGTCTGTCGAAAGAGATGGAACCGGAACGGCAGGAGCAAGTGGTCACCCGGATTCTCGGGAAGGTCTCCCAAGAGGCTCACCCGGCTGGGATCAAGGCTTCCGAGATGTACATCGAACCGTTCAACGAACAATCCGATGTCTTCATGGTGCGCCACAAGAACGGCTTCGCTCCGGTGATCGGCAAGGACGGACAACCGTTGTTCATCAGCAGGAAGCAATTCATGGCTGAGAGCGCGGCCCTGTCTGACGAGGAACTGGCGGCTGTCTCCAACAAGGCAGTACCGACGGATCGTGGCCCCGGCTTCAAGCGTGGCAAACCCCTTGATCTCTCCAACAAGTACCCGCTTGGACAGCAGATCGATCACGTTGTCAATTCCATCAAACCCACCCAAGGGATCGGTCTCGGTGTGTCCGAAGCTCCCAACTTCAACGACATGCAGAACTGGAAACCCAAGAACGCGAGGTAATCAATGAGGAATCTTCTCCAAGAGACCGAAGTCTTCAGTGGCTTCAGCGTCGATGCTCCACCTACGGCTCCGGTAGCGCGGAGTAGCTTCTTCTCCAGCCCAACGGCAGTCGGCGCTCAGTACCAGCAACAGTTGGAACAAGAGGCCGCTGCCGCCGAGCGGAAGTCGAAAACCAACTACTGGGAAGGCTTCCAGAAGGCCCGGAAGCAAAGCCATGGCTGGCTCTTCGAGGAAAGCCTTGTCTCTCCTGACTTGTACGACCCGTCGTATGTTCACGACATGGAGAAGCACAAGGCAATGCTCAAGGCTGCCGAGGCTCGTCCTGAACACTACGAATACTTCAACCAACCGATCCTCTCGCAGCGTCATGCTGAATTGCTGATCGAGCGGTACAAGGAATCCCGTGGTAACGACCAATACCTGGCTGACATGGGTCTGGCCGGAAGTCTTGCCGTGGGGCTGGCTGCTGAAGTGGTCAATCCTGTGAACCTCGCCGCTGGTCTGATGACTGGCGGTGCGGCCTACGCTTACCACGCCTACAAGGTAGGGAAGCTGGTCAAGAACGGCATGGCTACGGCCAAGGCCATCGAGGAGGTGAACAAGGCAAGTCGTATCGCCACGGTTGCCAAGGGTGCTGCCTTTGGTGCCGGTGAGGCGATGGCGACCGAGTACATCCTGAGGGGCGAGAAGCCGACTTGGACGATGGACGATGTGTGGAGTGCAGGCATCGTCGGTGCTGGTTTTGGTGGCGGTGGTGCCTACATCGGTGCCCTCCTGAAGGGTAACTCTGCCAAACACATGGGTTCCTCCGAACTCGGGCGTGAGAACCAGATCATCCACCAGATCGGTGAGACCATGGAGATCAGCACGATTCGGGACGATGTGGATCGCGGTGAGTATGTTGTTCATCCTGACATCGAGCGGATCATCCGTGACCCAGCTCAAACCAACCCGAACTCCGAGATCACCCGCTTGGCTACCGAAGCCGAGACGCGGATCAAGAAGATCGAGGAGGAGATCACCCAGCGTGAAGCTGAACTGGCTGCAATCGAAGCCGGGATACCCACGCAGAAGACGGCGCTGGTCGGTGAGGAAGCTCAACTGAAAGACCCGCGCACTGCTGGCAGCACCAAGACTGACTACACCAAGTACCTGAAGGGTGAAGTCCAGAACAAACTGGCTGACATCAAACCGGGTGAGGTGCTGTCCGACCTGACGGCTGGCCCGACCAAGAAGACGGAAGGGAAAGACGTTCGGGAGGCCAATGTCCAGCGTAAGGCTGGTGTCGAGGAACTGGCGCGAACCCTGATGAAGGAGTTCCTGCCGGATCAGAAGCTGTACCTGACGACCACCTCCGGGGCGATGCAGAAGAACGCCACGAAGGGTAAGTATGGTGTGACCGCCCGTCTGAGCGATGATGTGATCCAGATTTCACTGAATCGCAACCATCTGCGGGACAACACGGCCTACGCCACGCTGGCCCATGAGATCGGCCATCAGGTTCTCAACACCAACTTCCTCCGTGCCCCGGCGGCTGTCCGTCGTGGCATCTATGACGAGTACCAGAAGTACCTGACCGAAGTCCGAAACATGAAGGACGGTCAGGAGGTGGCACACACTCGGTTCACTGCCGAGGACGCTGAGAAGACCAAGCTGGTGTCGAAAGACCCGGCGCTGGAACTCTCCCGGCGCTACAAGAAGGACTACATCTTCTCGTTCGATGAATACATGGCCGAGCGATTCGCCAAGTACGTCGAGCAGAAGGGTGACCTCTCGCTGCCGGAACAGGTTCGTGCCTACTTCGATGCCATGGTCGAAAAGATCAAGGCACTCTTCGGGAAGGTCGATGGTTACCTCGCACCAGGTACGACGGTGGAGAAGTTCTTCGATGACATCCGGGCTGGTAACTACCGGGATGCTGTCAAGAAGACCGATGCTGAACTGAAGCAGGAAGCCGAGAACATCCGCAAGGAACTCGATGAACTGCGCGGTCAGTTGGGGATCGAGCAGGAGAACGCTGCGGCCTACAACAGCTTCCTCCGAAGTGACACGGCTGCTGCTCTGGCAAATGCAACCCAAGCGCCAGAGACCGTCATGGGCAACGTCCGGTTCGACATCTCGTCGTCGATGGGTACCTCCCCGAATCCGATTGTGCGGAAGTTCGGCTTCAACACGGTGACCGAGCCTGTTGGGTTCAAGAACAAGGAGCGTCAAGGTATGACCGCTGAAGAGAGCCAGAAGATTCTGTCTCGTCAGATGGAGACTGCCTACTACCGAGCCTTCACCCCGCTGTACAACCAGTGGCTGTCCAAGCAGAAACTGTCGGGTGCCGATTGGTTCAACGCCCGTAACCGCTTCGCCGAAGAGGTGGGGATGGTGCGGCTGGGTCTGGCTGTCGATCCGTCTCCTGAGGCGGTGAAGATGGCGAAGGTCTATGGTGACATCATGGTGGAGTACAACGCTCACATCAATGACATCGGTAAGCTGGATGGTCGCCCCATGGGTGGCTTGCGTAGCGAACCCCTGCCGGATGATCCTGACTACTTCTCCCGGTTCCACGACATGCACAAGTGGGATGAAGCCATGGCGAAGTATGGGCCTGACAATGTGCAGCAGTTCTTCAAGGGTGCGCTAATGAGTGCCAACCCGAGCCTGACCGACAAGCTGGCTGACCGTATCGCCAAGACCTACATGAAGAAGGTTCAGGGGATGAAGCTGGAGGAGTTCGGTTCCTTTGAACGGGCCTTCTCGGGCAACGATCTGGACGAACTGAAGGTGATCCTGAAAGATCAGGGAATCCTGACGGACGACGAGATCGACACTGTGGTGTTCCAACTCAAGGCCAACACTGGCAAGGACAAGGATGCCCCGGTGAATTCCCGCATGAAGCGTCGGGCGATGCTCGATACGTCCTACACCTTGGACATCAACGGCGAGAAGCTGTCCATCGCTGACTTCATCAACACCAACGCAGAGGAGGTGTTCCAGACCTACAACCGGCAAATGTCCGGTTCCATCGCCATGGCTCGGGCGGGTATCCGCACCAAGGCTGACTTCGACCGGCTGCTCATGCAGTTCAAGGATTCGGCCAGCGCCATTCCGGGGTACTACGGTTCTTTCCGCATGAAGACGGACATGGAAAACATGGAGTACGTCTACAAGAAGATCGTGGGCATCCCGATCAATCCCGACACTTGGTACACCCAAGCTGCTGGGATGTTCCAGAAGCTGAACGTGACCCGCCTGATGAACCAGATAGGTGTGGTGCAGTTTCAGGAACTGGGCAACGCCATCGGCCAGATGGGGCTGAAGACGGTGATCAAATCCGTCCCGGCCTTCCGTGACCTGATCCGTGATGCCAAGTCAGGAAACCTTCCCGACAAGGTGCTGGATGACATGGAGGCGATGCTGGGGTTTGGTACCGACATCCTGAAGGGACACAACGTCGATGAACGGTGGCTGGAAGAGCGTGGAGGTTTGCTCAACACCACCGGGAACAAGGTGTGGAACACGGTGGATTCGGCGCTCAACAAGGCGGTGAACACCACCATGATGATCTCCGGGTTCCGGCACATCAACGTCGGGCTGCAACGGATGTTGAGCCGAGCGATTCCTCAGAAGTTCCTCGAAGCCGCCAAGGGTAACGACAACGCCATCAAGGCGGAATTCAGGGAAATGATGGGGATGACCGATGATATGTACCAGCGCGTCCTGAAACAGTTTGACCAACATGCAAAGGAAAAGCGGGGTGCCTTGTTCGGTCGGAAGATCACCGACATCAACATGGAGAACTGGACTGATCCAGAGGCTGCTGCGGCTTTCCGCTTGGGAGCCTTCCGTTGGGCACGTCGGATGGTGCAGGAGAACGACATCGGTTCGATGCACCGGGTCATGGGGCACTGGGCGGTTCAACCACTGTTGCAGTTCCGTGGTTTCACGATCAACGCTTGGTCGAAGAGTACCCTCTGGGGTATTCACAACGCCAACACCGAGGTCATGCTGAGTGTCCTGTGGGGCACCATGCTGGCGTCCATGGTCTACATCGGGCGTATCTACGCGAACAGCATTGGCCGAGGTGATGCCGAGGAGTACCGGGAGAAGCACCTGAGTCCCGAGAAAATCCTGATCAACGGCGCATCTCGCACGACCCAAGCGTCCCTGATCCCCGGCTTCTTGGACACTGGCGTGTCTCCGTGGTTTGGTACCCAGTGGTTCTCCGAGAGCCGCTCTACCGGCCTGACGGCATCCTTCTTGGATGTCCGAAGCACTCCTACCGGTGGTGTGTTGGAAGCTCTTGCGTCCATCCCATCGGCAGCGCACGGGATCGTCAGTGAGGACAAGGAAGCGTCGGAAGCAACCATTCGGAAGCGTCTGTCGCTCCTACCGTTCCAGAACGCCTTGTTCGTGCAGCAAGGTCTCAACGTGTTGGCCTCTGAATTGGCCGAGTAACCAAATCTTACGACCCATGGAGGGGAGGCTTCGGTCTCCCCTTTTTCTTTTCAGGAGCCTGTGAATGTATCTGAGCCGTGTGCGTTACCCGGTCTCGGGTCAGACTGCCTTCTCCGTACCCTTCATGTACTTGAGCCGGGATCATGTCCGTTGCTATGTGGATGGGGTGGAGGTTGCTTTGGAATGGATGACGGCACACACCGTCACTGTTCCAGGTATTCCTAACGGGGCCGAGGAAGTTCTGATCAAGCGGATGACTCCCAAGGATGAACTGTTGGTGAATTTCACCGACGGCTCGATCCTGAAGGGTATCCACCTGAAGACCGAGAACCTTCAACTTCTGTTCATCGCGCAAGAAGCCATGGACGACGCTCTCGATGGTATCCGCCTGACCAACGCGGGTATCTACGTCGCCAACAGCAAGCGCATTACCGATGCCGGTGACCCGGAAGAACCCGGCGATCTGGTGACCCTCCGCTACGCCGATGCGAAGTATGGAGGCAACGTGGTGAACCGTGCCGAAGAGGCGCGAGACCTCGCCATCCAAGAAGCCGACCGGGCTACCCAGCAACGCAGTGAAGCGCAAGCCGCACTGGCTGCTGCCGAGGAAATCCGTGACGACTTCGCTGAAGCCCTCTCCTCCACCTTCGACCGCTTCGCCTGTTTCGCAACGGACGGGGCCGATCTGGTGGTGACCTTCACTGACCACTCCGACAACGTGGAAGTGAAGGCTGACGACTACCGAGACGTGTTCATCCTGTCCGGTTCCGCTTCTCTGTCCATCTCGCCGCAAGGCGATCTTCTGATCACTCTGTGAGGTTAAACAATGCCGAGCGTACTCAATCTTGGCCGTATCAAGCCCGTCTGGAAGGGCGCTTGGAATGCGGCAACTGCCTATGTGCTGGACGATATGGTGTCCCACATGGGCCACTCCTACATCTGCGTCCAGCCGAACACCAACGTCGCCCCGGCGGTGGGTACTGACAATGCCCACTGGAACGTGATCGCTGTGGGCCAGACCGTCCTGTCCAACCGTGGTGACCTGATGTGGCACAACGGTTCCAACGTGACCCGTCTCCCGGCTGGTGGCGTCGGTACCGTCCTGCGTGTTGGTCAGAACAACACCCTTGGCTGGGGTCTGCTGGATGGTAAGCCGTCTGCAACTGCTGCCCGTCTGGCCGAACATCCGGGTAACGGCGGTGCTTGGTCGAACAACGGCTACATCTCGCCTGACGGCACCGCCAAGGTCTGGGGTCTCGCTGGTCTGGGTACCAACGGCGACGGCGCTCAGAACCCGGTCTATGTGCCGCGTCCTCTGACCTTCTTGGTTCGCCCGACCAATCCGCGTGTTCGCCAGCTTGTCCTATGTGGCCGCTCTGCGTATGCGGTCATGGAGAACGGCTGGGTCTACTCTTGGGGTGGCAACATCTCGGGCCAGCTTGGTCACGGTGATACCACGAACCGTGGCTTCCCTACCCGCATCGAGTCCTTCGTCCAGAACAACATCCAGATCGCCCGTGTGATCACTGCGGCCACCCGCACCAACCTCAACACGGCCAGTGAAACGATGTCCACGTTCTTCTTGGACACGCTGGGTCGCCTGTACGCCTGTGGTAACAACGCTGTCGGCCAACTGGGTGTGGGTGACACCAACGCCCGTCTGACTCCGGTTCGCGTGGGTACCTTCGAGGGTATCACCGATGTGGTGCTGTGCTTCGAGAACACCTTCGCCTCCAGCTACCTGCTCCAAGGTGGTTCCCTGTTCGTCACCGGCTTCAACGGCCAAGGTCAACTGGGTCTGGGCGATACGGTGAACCGTTCGGCCTTCACTGTGGTGTCTGGCCTGTCGAACGTCTCCAAGGTCGCCGCAAGCTGCACCTACAACACCACCGCCCTCTCGGCCTTCGGTGGCTTCGCTCTGGCTCTCCGGGGTGACGGCACCGTCTGGTCTACGGGGTTCAACGCCTCGGGCCAGTTGGGTGTGGGTGATGTGACCAACCGTTCGTCCTTCGTCCAAATCTCTGGTCTGACGAACGTGGCCGACATCGGCTGCTCCAGCGGTCACAACGGCTACTCTTGGGCTGTCACTCAGGCTGGCACTCTGGCTACCTGGGGGAACAACTCTCAGGGTGCCTTGGGTCTCGGCGACACGGTGAACAAGACCTCCCCGGTCATTGTTGACCAGTGGCATGGCGACCACATCACGGCAGGTTCCGGCCAGTCTGTGCCCCCGTTCAACGGCAAGATCAAGAAGGTCGTTGCCGGTGGTATCTACGGTAACCACAACCTGACGGTGCTGACGACCGACGGTCTCCTGTTCACCGCTGGTCTGGCCCGTGGCGCTACCGCATGGGAAGGTATCAACACCAACTACACCCGGTTCCGTCCGTGGCTCCAGCACGGTCTGCCGGAAGGTGTGATCGTCCTCGACATCGTGATGGCGGGTATCGACAACGAACTGTTCTCGACCCTGCTGCTCTCCGATGGCCGTGTGATGACGACCGGTCACAACACCAACGGTGTCCTCGGCTACAACGAGGCGTCGGTCAGCAACCACCAGCAAGCTCTCCAGCTTGTGCAAGCCTGATAGGAGGTTCCTATGAACAAATCCTTCATCTTTTCCATGGATGCCCAGCACAAGGGTTCCTTGGTCTACCCGTCCCTGACCGGTACGCAGACCATCTACCACCTCGGTGAAGTGGATGGTCGTCACTACATCGCTGTTCCCGAAGGGGTGAACCTCGGCCTTCAACCGGCTGTACTGGACATCCGCTCCGAGGAACTCGTCAGTGGCCCCGTGCGTGATGCCCTGAAGAAAACCTGCCTTGAGTACCGCACGATCAACGACAAGATCAAGGCAGCTATCCGTTCGCGCTACAGCGTGGAGGATGAACTTCAGGCACTGCGTGAAGGCGACGAAGCGTACCAGCAGTTCGTCAAGACGGTGATCTCCAGCTTCGCTGCCGAGAAGGCACTGCTGGGTTTCTGACAATCCCCCCAAGGGCCGGGGAGGGGCAACCCTCCTCGGTAGTTTTCAATGAGCCTAGATAACACCAAGCACGTCGTGGATGGTCTTTCCCTCGGTACCGCTGTTGGTACCTTCTTCGGATACCTGCCCTCCATCGCCGCCTTGCTGACCATCGTCTGGACTGCCATCCGTATCTACGAGACGGACACGGTTCAGAAACTACTTGGTAAGGAGGTCTCCTGTGACCAACAAAGCTGCACCAAGGGCAACTGACGACGAACTCTCCCAGATTCACTCTGGGTTCGCCAAGTGGTGCCTGATGATCCTTCAAGGGACTCCGCTCCTCGACAAGGATGGTTGCGCGGTCTTGAAGGAGGACGGAACGCCGTGGCTCGTACCGCCGAGCGCCGCTCACATGAGCACCATCCGGCAGTTCCTGAAGGACAACGGTATCGACTCCGTTCCCAAGCAGGGCACCGCCTTTGGCACCCTTGCTTCTCTCCCTGTTTTCGGAGATGACGAGGGCGTCCCTGCCCACCTGAAATCCCACTAGAAACGCCCTCAGGGCGACGAATGAGCCTACCTAAGGGGTAACCCTTGGGTGGGCTTTTTTTTCGTCTCCACGGGCCGGAAAACGAGGTTTCTGACGATGACCCCCGAACAGTACATGAAACGCATCAAGGACGACTTCCGAGTCTTCCTGTGGCTGGTTTGGAAGTACCTGAACCTACCCGAACCAACTCCCATTCAACTCGACATCGCCTACTACCTGCAACACGGCAAGGCCAAGCGCCGGATCATCCAAGCGTTCCGTGGTGTGGGTAAGTCATGGATCACCTCGGCCTACGTCGTGTGGCGACTGCTCGTCAATCCCGACTACAAGGTGATGGTGGTATCAGCCTCGAAGGAACGTGCTGATGCCTTCACGATCTTCACCAAGAAGCTGATCAACGAAATCCCTGAGTGCCAACACCTGAAACCTCGGGCTGACCAGCGAGACTCCATGATCGCCTTCGAGGTCAATGGGGCGCGACCCGACCATTCCCCCTCGGTGAAGTCGGTAGGTATCACCGGCCAGCTAACCGGTAGCCGTGCTGACGAGATCGTGGCTGACGACGTGGAGGTTCCGAACAACTCTGCCACCCAAGCACAACGCGACAAGCTGGGTGAGCTGGTCAAGGAATTCGACGCCATCCTGAAGCCGGGTGGTCTGGTCACTTACCTGGGCACTCCCCAGAACGAGATGTCCCTCTACAACGAACTCCAGAATCGCGGGTACGACACCCGTATCTGGCCCGCTCGTTACCCGAAGGATCAAGCCCAGCGTGACAACTATGGTATCCGCTTGGCTCCGATGATCGCTGATGCCTTTGACGACAACCCTGCACTGGCATGGACGACCACCGAGCCTCGTCGCTTCGATGACCGTGATCTGGCCGAGCGGGAACTCTCCTACGGCAAAGCTGGCTTCATGCTCCAGTTCATGCTCGACACCAGCCTATCGGATGCTGACAAGTTCCCACTGAAGTTGTCCGATCTGGTCGTGATGAATCTGAACCCTACGTTGGCCCATGTGAAGATCGCGTGGGGTGCCGCCCCCAATCTGGTCTTGGATCACCTCCAAGCGGTGGGCCTGAAGGGTGACCGCTACTACCGCCCAACGTGGCACTCCGAGGAAATGAAGGAGTACACCGGGACGGTCATGGCGATTGACCCCTCTGGTCGAGGCAAAGACCTCACTGCCTACGCCATCGTGAAGTTCCTCCATGGTTACCTCTTCGTGGTGAACGCTGGTGGCTTCTCAGGAGGCTACTCCAACGAGACCCTATCGGAACTGGCGAAGAGGGCCAAGGTGTTCGGTGTGAACCATGTCGTGATCGAAGCCAACTTCGGTGATGGTATGTTCACTGAACTGATCAAGCCTCACTTCCAGAAGATCGGCCACCCGGTCAAGGTGGAGGAGGTCAAGCATTCCTCCCAGAAGGAAGCCCGGATCATCGACACCCTTGAGCCTGTGATGATGCAGCACCGGCTGATCGTTGACGAGTCAGTCATCAAGCGTGACCTTGAGATGTCCACCGACATCAAAATGAGTCTCTTCTACCAGATGACCCGGATCACCCGCGAGAAGGGTTCCTTGGCCCACGATGACAAGATCGATGCTCTGGCTATCGCTGTGGCCTACTGGGTGGAGAAGATGGCCCATGACGCTGATCGTGGTCTGGTCGAACATCGGGCAAACCTGATGGATGCAGCCTTGGATCGGTTCATGGAACACGCCATAGGTGGTACCCCGAAGCGAGACTCTTGGCTGTCTTCCTACGGGATCTAATTACTCATTTGACATGGGTCTGGAAGCCTTGTGCCACAAGGGTTTCCAATTCTTACCACCCATAGGGGGGATGAGAGGCTGAAGATGAAACCTGAAGATTATCTCTATGGTTATACCTAAGGTAATCCTAAGGTTCATCTTCAGTGTCTCTGTAGTCTTCCCTGAGGTGTTACCTCTTCCATGTTATTCTTCAATGAGGAATAAGATCGAAGAGAACCGGTAGTGTTACCGGGGTGAGAGCGTAAGTGGGACTGAGGTGAGACTGGGGTGGTACCCCGGACTTTTTTACCGCAAAAATCTGAAGTCCTCCCCTTGATTTGGACAACTGACGACTCCCCCCGTGGCCCCCTCAACCTGGCCCCTCCAGTCAAGATTGATTCTCATTTCAATAGTTGATCAAGAAGCATTCTCAACTAGATACCTTTCAATGCCTCAGAATCAATGCTAACCCTTTGATTTTATTGAGAGTAGCAGTGGATATTACATCCGATGTTCTACCGTTAGACCAAAAGACAGCCTGTCGTTTTTCACATTGTGAAACGATGGGCTTTTTTTTCTGGTTCATTTCGCATTGTGAAATATCCTTACTTCTCTGTGTTTCCCTATCAATCGTTTTCCCTCTGGTTTTCCCTGCCGTTTTCCCTCTGGTTTTCCCTGCCGTTTTCCCTTTGCCTCTGCTACCTGGGCGCAATACACATTAGTTTCCCTCTCGTTTCCCTCTCGTTTCCCTCTGGTTTCCCTATCGCCTAACCTATTGATTTCCCTGCCGTTTTCTACTTTGTTTGCCCAAGTGAGAAAAAATTTTCATCGGGACTATTGACAAACCGTCGGCACATCTTCACAATGCGCCCCATCGATGCAGCAAACGCATCACCGCTCTTTAAAAGTCTGGTTCTAATCTCTGGTTTCTCTCTGTAGGGAATCCGGTAAGGTAGCAGAAGGATGACTAGGTTTCTCCGTTCAGGCCGATTAAACGGGGCTGCTACCTGATACTGAAAATGCCCACATGGGGAAGTAGGTATCGGCCATTAAAGGTTTCCCACAATGCACCCGGAAACGGATGTATTGACAAGACGGGTAGAAATCGGTAAGATGCGAACCAAGCTCAAACGAGCGATGCAATGACGGAAACGCACATAAGCTGGATTCTCTGGCGATATTGGCTGACTGTTCTTTAACAATTCGGAATGATGGATGGCCGCGTGACTTTCACAAACCTGTACGCGGAGAACTGACAAGCTCCGCACATTCCCTCTAACGAGGGAGACCACCAGATGCCCTTGATGTGTCTCACATAGGGGCATCGATTGGTCTAACAGGAGGAAACCACCATGTCTAATGCTGAAAAAATCCGCTCGAATGTCGAAGTCCATGGCTTGGATTGGACGCTTGGGTGGGCTTCTCGCAAGGGCATCAACCGTGACACGATCAGCTTTGCCTTGTTTGGGCGCTATGGGCTGATCTGATCAGGGGATTATTACGTCCACACCTACCCATGTTGGCATGGCTTGCATGGGTGGGGATACCGAAGGGAATCGGTAGGTTCTCTTCGCTATCCCTTCAATCAACCTTCTTTCATGGAGATAGAATCATGGCCGGAGTATTTTTCCGCACCAAGTCCCTGTGGGATGGTTCGTCCATCCTCGTCGCTGCTGTCCTGCCCAAGTCTGCCAAGAATTCCAAGACAGGGGCGCTGGCTCAGGTCTACATCCTGCCGGATAACGGGAAGCTGCCGCATGTGGCTTGGAAGGATGGCGACTATGATTCCGTCTGTGGTGACTGCCCACATAAGGACAATGGTGCCTGTTATGTGGATCGCACCAAGGGAAGCCGTGGGGTTATGGTGGGTATCCGCAACGGTAAGTCCTACCGGGAAGTGACGGTGGAAGGCTTCCGTGATGCTCTCGCTGGGCTGGCTGTCCGGTGGGGTGCCGATGGTGACCCGGCCATGATTCCTGAGGCTGAATTCAGGGTTATTGCGTCCCAGGTTACGTCCTGCACTGGCTACACCCATCAATGGCGCTGGGCGCATTGGCTCAAGGGTCACTGCATGGCCTGTGACGGTAACCTGCGTGGGGAACGTCGGGCTAACCCGGTGATCATCGCCCATGGGCTGGCCCACAAGGTCACCAAGTACAAGACCTTCCGCATGTCGCTGGCTCTTCATGACCGTTCTGGGTCGAACTACGCCTAATTTCAACCAGTTGGGCAATCAATGCACCTTCGGGGTACTCCTGAGGGTGCATGAATTGATCAACCGTAACCCTTGAAAGGAAGGGAAACATCATGGAAAGCGTCCTTACTCGGAAGCAATACATGGACTCCTACACCGGGAAGTCCAAAGAGGAACAACTGGCCCTCCATCGGGCTTACTACGGTCAGCTTGTAGGGGAATCGACCATCCGCCGCGTGGTGTCTGTTATCGGGGAAAAACGCCTGATGGCTTCTACCGACCCGTGGCTGAACGACATCCCGTTGAAGGAATGGGATCGCCTGACGGCTTCTCTACCGCTGGCCCAGCCGTTCAAGAACCTCGAAGACTACGCCACGTTGGCTGGCTTGGTCTGTGTTGCCAAGGAAGCTGCCCATCAGTTCATCGAAAGGAACCGCAAATGAGCAAGACCTACGCTCGAAAAGTCGGCCTGAACCGGGGGAAGCCCCGCCTGTGGCTCGAAGGGAAAATCCTGCTGGAAAACGGCTTCGGACATAAGGTGGCATGGGGTGTGGTTCGCCCGGATTCCACGCCGCACCCGGAGTGGCCCTCGCTGTACCTGATCGCTGGCCCCGGTGGGAAGCGTCTGGTTGCCGGGAGTCCTGACCGTCCGGTGATCGACATCAACTCCAAGGAACTGCTGGCCGGTTTCACGCCGGGTGAAGAGGTGGTGGTGCGTGTGATCGGGGAAGGTCATCTGCACATCACCCGCAAGGTGGAGGGCTGACCATGACCATGCACCTGACCGAAGCCGACTATCTGGCTGGGGAGTTCCAGCCGTGGTTTTTGTACGAAATGGTGGAGATGGAGCCGTGAACCTCCAGCAGATCAAAGACACGGATGCTGCCTTGCACTGCATCGAAAGCCGGTTGGCTCCTCTACTGGATCAACCCTTTCGGGATGCCTTGACGAGGGTCAGCACGTTGATGGCAGAGGTTCGCCACTTCGCTGTGATGTGGGCAGACGCTGCCGATATTGAACCCAAGAGCAGAGACCATGCTGCTCAGATTCGGGAAGAGGCAATCACCCGCCTCGTCCAAACCATCCGCCCTGATTAAACCTTCAACCTTCATAGGAGATACCACTATGACCAAGACCCTGACCATTGCCCTGAACGACATCGAAAACCAAGTCTTCGCTGCCGCGATGATCAACTTCACCCGAGCCTCGATTGAGTTCCTCCCGGAGATTCAGAACGATCTCGGGATGATGCTGAAGGCCACCAAGGCTGTCGTCCGTGCCGAGAAGTTCCGCCTCATGTTCGAGGAGAAGGCGGAATCCATCGAACTGAAGGCAAACGAGGCCGCCTTCCTCGTCTCGACCCTCCAGTTGTTCGAGGTGACGACCCAGCAGAAGCTCGCCAAGATCGCCGAAGAGGGTGACGTTCGGATGCTCGTCGGTGGCCTCCAAGCCCTCGCCGTGGCCCAGAAGATCATCGCCACCATCTGCGAAGGTGGGGAACGTCTGGCCCAAGAGGAAGAGGCAGAAGCTGAAGCCCTCCGCAAGGCAGCGTAACCGGTAGGTCAAGCCGTGACCCTTCTCTACCTGGGAGGGGTCACCACTGGATCAACCAAACCCGCATCAACTTGAAAAGGAGATACCAAGATGCAAACCAATGCTGGTCAAATCAAAGTCCGTAAGTCCATCGCCAAGTCCATGCTGGAAGCCTCCGAGGGCACCTTCGTGGGTCTGACCTTCCGCAAGAAGGATGGCTCCATGCGAGAACTGAACGGTCGTCTGGGTGTTCGCAAGGGCACCAAGGGTGGCAAGTCCAACCTCGACAAGCGCAACTACATCACCGTCTGGGATGCCAAGAAGCGCGACTTCCGGGCTGTCAATCTGGCAACCCTGACCGGTGTTCGTATGCGTGGCTTCTCCTACGATCTGGAAGAGGTGGTGTGATGACTCTCAGAAAAGACACCACTTCGACCCAAGTTCTCCAGTTCATCAAAGAGAACCCCGGATGTACCCGTAAGAATGTCCAATGCGGCCTTGGTCTGTCTGAAAGTCAAACAAACAATGCAGTTACATACCTACGGAAAAAGGGTCACCTTGTCACCTTCCGTGCTTTGGCTGGGTCTGGTCTACATGGTCTTATTTCCAACTACTACGCCAAAGAGGCTGCACCAAAAAACCTTAAACACAGGATCAAGTGTGAGATCGGTGTCGGGAGAAGGAGAAGCGACGACAGTATTAGCGAGGAACTTGCCGCAATGATCGCAGATAAGGCCACCCGTATTGTCATGCAACGTATCAAACGTGCTTTGGATATTTCACGATGAACCGCTGGGACATGATCGGTGAGGTACTGGCTGGCCTGTCGGTGTTCCTCCTACCCATCGTCATGCTCTACCTGGGAGCGGCACTGGGCTTGAAATAACGGACACCTTCCCTATCTCTGGCAGCAAGGTAGATAGGGGGGTTCACTTCTTTCCAGCACCTTTGGTAATATCTCTAGCTGTCATAGGATGACAACATGAGAAAGGAGTAATCATGTGAATACGATCTACCTCATCTGTACGGCATTAGTTGTCGCCATCGGGCTGCTTGGGTTCCTCGATTTGATACTCTCAAGCAGACCCCGTTGGAGGCGCAACAATAACAACAAAGAGGGTTCCCCTTGATTTTTTACGGCAATTATCGCCGGTATGGCAAGGAACCCGCTTGTCAATCAGATTAAAAGGTGATAACGTGGCACTACTGCATGGATCAATGAAGAAAGTTCTGTTTTTCAACGTAGGCAAACGCGAGGTGTATGCGGAAGTGCCTACGAGACTCAAAGAACTCCTGTCCGGCGGGGTAAGTAGGCATGTAGAGGAAGGGGCGGTGCACTACCACATCGGTGGTGCCCACCTGATTATTAGTGAAGTTTGAAGCGTTGCTGTCTCACACGGCTGTTGTGCACCTCAGGTAACAGTTGAGTGGGCACCCTTAGGGGTTCTGGGATTGACCAGCCTTTAACGCTTCAGGAACTGAGAGGTGTAACCATGGAAGACCTGAACAAAACCACCAACGCCACCATCAAGATCGACTCGGAGAAGAAGCGCAAGCTGATCCGCAAATGCCTCCGAGTGATGGAAGAGTTCAAGAAACTCGACCCGGAAATGCCGCTGCAACAGATGATCACCCTGATCGAAGTGGCACTGGCAACCGAAGAAGGAATCACCGTCTCCGATCTGGCGGTGCGCGTGGGGAACTCGCAGTCTTCTGCTTCCCGTCATGTCGCCATCCTTGGTGACTACGGGAGGAGAAACACACCAGCCCTGCAAGTAGTCAAGGCAACGGTCAATCCCATGGATCGCCGTAGCCAGACCGTGAAGCTGACCCCCAAGGGCCAGCGTGTGATCGACCAACTGGTCGAGGTGTTAGCAAAGGAGGTATGACATGGCAAGAACGACCACAAAAGGCAGCAAGGTGGTCACCCTGAAGGAAGCAAAGGACTTGGCCCACCGTCTGGTCTGGAAGGGATCGCACGGGGAAAGAACCACCATGATCAACGCCGAGGATGTCTGCAATATCCTTGGCAAGGATCGCCCGGTGGACTCCATCGATACCGAGGACGTAGACGAGATGGTGTTCAAGTTGGAGGATCGGGGGTTGTCACTCTCGACCATCAACAAGAAGATTTCCGCCCTCTCCACCATCCTGCGCGTCTGCATGGAGCGTGGGTACATCGAGAAGAAGCCCAAGCTGACCTTCCGCAAGGTGGTCAATGGGCGAATCCGGTGGGTCACCGAGAAGGAAGAGGAAACGATCCTCTACCTGTGTGAGCAGTGGGGTCTCTCCGATGTGGCTGACCTGATCAAGGTGGCGATTGACACCGGGATGCGTAAGGGCGAACTTCTGCGGATGGAGGTGCGTGACTACAACCCTCACACCCGGATGATCACTGCTTGGTTCACCAAGAACAACGAGCAGCGTTCCATCCCGGCCACCAAGCGTGTCCATGAGGTGCTGGTAAGGCGCTCCCAGGATTGCCTCCCCACGGCGGTGATCTTCGGCGGCATCGATGAATGGCGGTTGCGGAACGTCTGGGATCGCATCCGTCGTCACATGAAGCTGACCGACGACAAGGAGTTCGTCTTCCACACCCTGCGCCACACCTGCGCCAGCCGCATGGCAATGGAAGGGGTGCCTCTGGTGATGATCCAGAAGTTCATGGGCCACAAGACGATCCAGATGACCCTGAGGTATTCCCACCTGTCACCCGACAGCCTGAACGCAGCAAGGGATGCCTTGGAGCAGCGTCAGAAGCGGTCTGAGGAAAAAGAAGAGACAGCGCAGGTTGCGGAGGTGGTAGAATTCCGCCCCGCAGCGCAGATGTAGCAGCAAAGCAGTGCCCCGATGGCGGAATAGGTAGACGCACGGGATTCAAAATCCCGCGCCGAAAGGCGTTCCAGTTCGAGTCTGGATCGGGGCACCAAGAGTAGCAGAAGACGACATCTACACATTCTGAAAATGAGGTGCAGATGTGCAGAGAAGGTCAAAATTCCTCCGATTTTGAGGGCCAAATCATTCGTAAGCTGTTGATTACTAAGGGAAAGCCAACGTCAACAGCGGATTCAAAATCCGCCGCCGAAAGGCGTGCCAGTTCGAGTCTGGCTCGGGGCACCAGATACAAGCAAAAAAGCCGGAAATCCTGCTCGGATTTTCGGCTTTTTTGCGTCTACCGCCCGGCGGGAAAATATCTGCCGGACCTATACCATCAAGGTCATGCCGAACCAGCCCGTACCGATCACGCGGAACAGTGCCGGCGCGTTCACATGCCGCCACAGGCTGGCCAGCAGGAAGATGTTGTAGGGCACCAGCACGGCGTGCAGCAGCAGCCAGACCGAGCCGTCCCAGCCCTTGGCCAGCAGGATCAGCGACACCAGGGCCAGCGCGGCGTTGAGCAACGTTGCCACGCCCAGCATGTCCCAGTAGAACAGACGGCGGTGCGACACCTGGCCGTGCCAGCGCGCCCGAAAGAAATGGATCGGAGCGAAGGCCGTCACCGCCGGGGAAGTGTCCCGCAT